CCGCGGCTCCGGCAACTGGCCGAAGAAAACAAAAAGCTCCGGGAGCAGATCCAGCAAATGCGAGCTGCCGCTGCAGCAAAAAAGAAGGTTGAGTTTTCAAAGCTCATTTTTCTGGGCGTAAGTATCGCCACCATAGCGATCACCGTCTTTTCCTGCCGCATGATCTGGATCACCATGGACACCTCCGCGCTTGCCTATCTGATCCCGGCGGTATTTGCAGAAATGGCCTCGGCGACCGGCTTCTATTACACCAAGGCAAAGGCAGAAAACAAGATCAAGCTCATGGCTCTGAATGGCGTCAAACCGGAGCCGTCGAACTTTGAAACCTATTGACGGAAGGAGGAACACATGGGACTGACAGGAAAAAACAACGAGGAAAAGGCGTGGAACTTCCTCAAAAGCAAGATCGCGAACGACTTCGGCGTCGCTGGCCTTATGGGGAACTTATACGCCGAGAGCGGGATCGGCCCACAGAACCTCCAGAACTCCTACGAGAAAAAGCTCGGCTTTACGGACGCCACCTACACCGCGGCCGTAGACTCCGGGAGTTATGCCAACTTTGTGCATGACTCCGCAGGCTACGGCGTTGCACAGTGGACGTTCTGGAGCCGGAAGGAGGCGCTGCTCAACTATGTGAGGGCACTCGGCGCTTCGATCGGGGATCTGGAGGCGCAGCTCGGATTTTTGTACAAAGAGCTGAGCGAAAGCTACCCCTCCGTGCTGGCTGCGCTAAAAACAGCCACCAGCGTGAGGGCTGCAAGTGACAAGGTACTGACCGACTTTGAAAGACCGGCCGATCAGTCCGAAACGGTAAAAATCAAACGGGCGAGCTACGGTCAAAAGTATTATGACAAATACGCGAAAGCCGCAGCTTCCACGCCCTCAGAAGGAGGCAATAATATGAGTAATAGTCCATTAGTAAACTGCACCGCAAAAAGCCCGAACCATAGCGGGAAACGTACACACAGCATTGATACACTGACGCCCCACTGCGTCGTGGGGCAGCTGTCTGCTGAGTCGATCGGCGGCTGCTTCGATACATACGATCCTGAGGATGGAGCGTCGTGTAACTATGGAATTGGCAAGGACGGCCGCGTCGTCCTCGTGGTAGACGAGTGCAACCGGAGCTGGTGCAGCTCCAGCAACTCCAACGACCAACGGGCCGTGACGATCGAGTGCGCCAGCGACAAAACAGATCCTTACGCTATGAACTCGGCCGTTTACGAAAAGCTGATCGAGCTCTGCGCGGACATCTGCAAGAGAAACGGGAAAAACAAAGTTTTGTGGCTGGGTAGCAAAGAGAAAACTCTCGCATACACGCCAAAAAGCAACGAAATGGTGCTGACCGCGCACCGGTGGTTTGCAAATAAGAGCTGCCCCGGTGACTGGCTCTACTCCCGCTATGGCGAGCTTGCCGACAGGATCAACGCTCTGCTGGGGACGGGAGGCAGCTCCGGATCCACTGGCGGCAGCTCCAGCTCCGGATCTGTTCTTTACTATGTCCAGAGCGGCGCGTACTCGCAGAAAGCAAATGCCGACGCTCAGGCGGCGAGACTCAAAGCGGCTGGCTTCGAGGTGCTCATAAAGAAAGTCGGAAATCTTTACAAGGTGCAGACCGGGGCGTATTCCAAAAAGGCAAATGCTGACGCTCAGGTATCTAAGCTCAAAGCGAAAGGCTTCGACGCCTTTGTGACAACCAACGGCGGCGGCACCGCGGCTTCCGGCGATACCCCCAAGAAATCCAACACAGAGATCGCCAAAGAAGTGATCGCAGGTAAGTGGGGAAACGGAGCGGATCGCAAGAAACGCCTCGAAGCGGCCGGGTATAACTACGCAGCCGTTCAGAAAATTGTCAACAGTATGCTTTAATACCAAAGGAGGGACACGAACATGGAAATGTTAGAACAGATTGCAGACGCTTTTGTGCCGATCCTCTGCCTGCTTATCACAGCTGGCGGCGGCTATCTGGTGGCACTCCTGCGCCGCCAGACTCAGCAGATCGAGGAAGAACTGGACAACGAAACCGCTTCAAAGTACATTGATCTGGCAACAGACGCCGTGGAGCAGGCCGTGACATATACGACCCAGACCTTTGTTGACGCCCTGAAAGCGGAGGGTGCTTTTACGAAAGAGAAGCAGCTGGAAGCATTTCAGAAGGCGCGGGACAAGGTGCTGGAGATCCTCGGAGACACCACGGTGAAGGCTCTGGGGGAAATCTACGGCGACTTCGACGCATGGCTGGACACCAAGATCGAGCAGGTATGCCGGGACATTAAAGTGCCGGAGGTTGAAAAGGCGGCCACTACCACAGCGGCAGCGACGGCAGCAAGCGTAGCGAGCACGATCGCCACCACGGCAGTGCAGCAGATTGCAGCCGAAGCAACACCGGCAAGCGATCCGGTAGAAACCGAAGAAAAAACAGAATAATAGCGGGGAAAACCCGCACAACGAGAAAGCCCGGCGGGAGAAATCCTGCCGGGCATTTTTTCTATTATTCAACAGTCTGGCCGATAGCTTCGAGCGACTCCCGGATCTGGCTGAGGTTTTCCTGCGTGGCGTCGTCCTCCACGCTCTCGGCTCCCCGGTAAACATATTTAACGGCCTGTTCCAAGTCCATGCCAAGCTCCGCATAATCCCTCGCGGCCTCGTCGTTTTGGTAGGCGTATTCAAGCCAGTAACCGTAAGAAATGGCCTGCTCCATTGTTTCGTTATCTGCGTAAAAATCAGGATAATGCTCTACAATGAAGGTCACGGCCTCGTCTCGTTTCGCGTCTGAAACTCCGTTTTCCTCAATATCCTGCTTTGCAGCCAAGGCCAGCGCGTCCACCTTTGCGCTTGTGTTTGCTTCCGGCTCCGCTTTGGCTTCCGTTTCACTCACTGCCTCAGTGGCAGGATCCTGAGTCTCCGGGGCCTCTGAGGTAGCCTGTGTTCCCGTAGTCTGCGGCTGCTGCGTTTCGGTATTCCCTCCGACTGCCGCTGCAATCAAAACGACCGCTACAACCGCAATAATGATCCACTTCTTTTTGCCCCGTGGGGCCTCTGCTTGCTTCCGATCTGCGTCCTTTTTCCGCATAATGTTTTTACCTCCTGCACATGCTCGAAATTAGCGTTTTTTCGCCTTTAGTCATGTTTGGGATAATTATAACGGGCGAAGCATGGTAATGTCAATATGCGTTCTACCTATCTTTGGCATAAGAAGGAGGCACTGAAAAAGTGAAAATTTACAAGCACAAAGACGGCAGGTGCAACGCTTCGGGGCCTCAAATAAAGGCGCTGCGCGAGGCTGCGGGACTCTCTCAGGAGCAGCTCGCGGCAAAGGTACAGCTTGCCGGGCTAAACTTGAACCAGAAAGCGATCAGCAGGATAGAAACCGGCGATCGAGTAGTCCCTGACTACGAACTTATATTTTTCTCTGAGGTGCTGGACGTGCCGATCGAGCAGCTACTCAGTGCGGAAGAATAAAGGCGGGAAACCGTCTTTTTTTCTTATGCTAAAAAACAAAAACTCACTTGACAACACGCTAATAATGGCGTATTATATAAACACGCCAATAAAGGCGTGTAAGGAGGTAAGACATGGAGATTAAGGAAATAAGAAAGCAGAGAGGACTCACACAGAAACAGCTCGCTGAGCAGATCGGCGTCAGCCCTCGGTGGGTGCAAAAGCTGGAAGCTGGAGAGATAAAACTGGAAAATATCACATTTATAAACGCAATCAAACTGATCCGGGCATTGACTCCATACGACGACGAAAAACAGATTGCGAGGGATCTATATTTCATAGCCCGGCGCATGTTAAGAGAGAACGCATAAGGGAAACACACACGGGGAGTGGCTGCGGCCGCTCCCTTATTTTTGTTTAGGGAGGAAAAAAGGACATGGCGCGACGCTTCAAACATTTAACAAAAACCGATCGGCTGCGTATGGAGCAGCAACTCAAAGACGGAAAGGAGCCGAAAGAGATCGCAGAGAGCCTCGGCGTTCATGTCTCGACCATTTACCGGGAGAAAAAACGCGGACAGTATGAGCACCGTAATAGTGACTGGACGACGGAGATCCGATACAGCCCAGACATAGCCCACGATCGGTACCGGGAGAACCTGAAAGCCAAGGGGCCGGAGCTGAAACTGGGGAAGGATCGCAAGCTCGCCGAATATATCGAGCACAAGATCGCCGACGAGCAATACAGCCCCGCGGCGGTGCTGGGAAGGATCAAGGCGAAGGGCTTAAAATTCAACACTACGATCTCAGTAAACACTCTTTACAGCTACATAGAAAAAGGCGTATTTCTCCGGATCACAAACAAAGATCTCCCGGTAAAAGGAAGCCGTAAACGAGAATACCGGCATACAAAAGCTCAGTCCAGAGCGCCAAAAGGCGAAAGCATAGAGAAACGCCCGGAAGAAATCAATAACCGGGAAACCTTCGGCCACTGGGAAATGGACTGCGTGGAAAGCGCCAAGGGCTGCACCACAACGCTGCTCGTATTAACCGAGCGGCTCAGTCGCCGGGAAATCACACGGAGAATGGAAGCGAAGAAAGCGGAGAATGTCGTGGCCGAGCTGGACGCTCTGGAAAAGAGATACGGCGAGCTTTTCCCTCTAATTTTCAAGAGCATAACGGTAGACAATGGATCGGAGTTTGCGAACTGCGAAGGAATGGAACGGAGCAGCCTCCGCGAAGGCGAGAAAAGGACGAAGTTATACTACTGTCACCCGTATAGTGCATACGAACGCGGCAGCAACGAAAACCAGAACAAGCTCGTGCGCCGCCATGCCCCGAAGGGATCGAGCTTTGAGGACATGACGGACGAGCGAGCCGACTATATAGAGGGCTGGATGAACGACTACCCTCGGAAAATGTTCAACTGGCACACCCCGGAAGAAGTATTTCAGGCAGAAATAAAGGCCCTCAGTGGGGCCTTATAAAATATTTTTGACTTTTTTCGCATTTACTCTTGACATTTACCAGTGAAGAATGTAACATTAAATGCGAAAG